ACTATGCCTGAACCACCATTACCACCATTTGCAGGACCACCTCCAGTAGAACCACCACCACCGCCACCTGTATTAACAGTTGCTGCTGTACCAGCTATAGCTGTATCACCAGTAGAACCAGCACCGCCACCACCAGTACCCCCTGTTCCAGCAGAATTTCCAATCCCAGTTCCTGCACCGCCACCACCAGCATAAGTAACAGATGAGCCTGATATAGAAGATGCAGTTCCATTACCACCATTTTGTGCTGAACCAGTAGCACTAGAACCACCTCCACCACCGCCTACATTAATACTACCACTAACACCAGCAAACCCTTGCCCACTAGTTCCTGAACCACCAGCACTCCCAAAATTACCTTCTCCACCACCACCTGAACCACCAGTTCCTCCAATAAAAACACTACCAGCATAACCACCACCATAACCTCCACCTATTGATGTTATAGTTGTTATACCTGTACCTGAAATAACTGAATTACTACCAGCAGTAGATACACTAGTATTATTACCACCTGTTCCACCACTTCCTATAGTTATTGTATATGTTGTAAGTGTAGATAATGTAAATGTAGAAGTTAAATAACCGCCAGCACCACCACCGCCTCCTCTATTTCCACCACCACCACCACCACCAGCTACAACAAGATAGGATGCAGCTACATTAGTAGATTTAGATGATAAAGTACCATAAGCTCTTGCAGCTTGAACGGCTAGGCGTGATAATAAGGACATTAACTAATTCCTATTTAAATTGAGTTTGTGCTGCTAATACTGTGAAAGCTGCTGAACCTGTTTTAATAATAGTATATGAATAAGAATCTATCCCTGAAGCATTCCCACTTGTAGGTGCTGTTCCACCTTGATATTTAGGTGTGACAGATGTACCATCAATTGTAAAAGCATTATTATAATATGCTGTGGCACCTTGAGTAACTAAGAATACTACTGTAAGTGAATCACCTGTAGCCATTAAAGTATTTAAAGATGTTGTTCCATTACCTCTAACATTAACTGTCCAGTTTGCACTTGCACTAGTTGTATAATATAATACTGACTGTGTAGTTACATCATAGTTAATAGTTCCTGTGGCAGCAGTAGCAGATATTGTAGTTGTTTCTATAGCATTAACAAATGAAGACGCTAAAGAAGCTGTTGCTCCAGTAAATGTTTGTTTTGCTGTAAATGAATTAGCAGCTGTTGTTATAGGAATATTTGCCCCTGCTAATGTAGTTGCACCTGTACCACCTGAACCTATAGCTAATGTTGCTGACAATCCAGCAGCTGTTCCAGTTGTATTTTGATTTAAAGTGGGGAAAGTACAATTAGTTAGTGTACCTGAAGTTGGAGTACCTAATATTGGAGTAACAAGAGTAGGTGAAGTAGCAAATACTAAAGCACCACTACCTGTTTCATCTGAAACAGCACTTATAAGGTTAGCACTAGTTGGTGTTGCTAAAAATGTAGCTACGCCAGTGCCTAGACCACTAACACCTGTACCTATTGGGAGTCCTGTACAAGAAGTTAATGTTCCTGAACTAGGTGTACCTAATACTGGTGTTGTAAGTGTTGGTGATGTAAGAGTTTTATTAGTAAGTGTTTCAGTACCAGCTAAAGATACTAAGTCAGCATCTGTAACAGCAGTGTTAAATTGTGCTAAAGTACCACTAACTGTGTTAGAGCCTAAAGCAACTATTTTATTTGTTAATGTTTGAGTATCTGATGTACCTACAACTGTTCCAGCAGGGGCTGCAGCAGTAGCAATAGTACCTAAACCTAGACTTGTTCTAGCTTGTGCTGGAGTTTCTAAAGTCCAAGCTGTACCATTACCTACAATAAAGTTATCTGCTGTTGGACTTAATGCAGCAATAGCCCCTAAATCAGTATCATAGGCTTGTACTGTTGTGCCAATTGCTGATGATGATAGTGGGGTATAAGTTAATGCAGTAGTTACATCACTTGAAGTAAGAGTTACTGACCCTGTTCTTGTATTAAATGCAGTTACTGATCCTGATGCTGTAAAGGCAGCAGCATTCCATGCACTTCCATCCCAAATAAATAAAGCATTAGAGACTGTATTCCAATAGATAGCACCAGTTAATAGAGCATTACCATCATTATCTAGTGTAGGAGCAGATCCTTTAGCACCTAAATATCTATCATCAAATGAATCATAAGAAGCTGCAGCAGATGTTGCACTTGCAGCTGCACTAGTTGCAGATGTACTTGCATTAGAAGCTTGTGTAGTGGCAGTTGAAGCAGATGTAGAAGCATTTGAGGCAGAGGTAGCAGCGTTAGTTGCTGATGTAGAAGCTAAAGAAGCATGATATTTAGCAGAATATTCACCACCTGCTACAGTACCTGATGTTTTTGTAGCCCAATCATTAGCTAATATGGCACTAGCAGCTGAATTTGTATCACTTATGGCTGCATTAGTAGCTGATGTTGAGGCATTAGATGCTGAAGTAGAAGCATTAGTTGCTTGAGTAGTTGCTGTAGTAGCTGAAGTAGCTGCGTTTGTAGCAGAAGTTCCAGCTGTAGTAGCTCTTGTTGATGCTAAAGTAGCACTTGAAGCCGCTGCGGTAGCACTAGTAGCAGCATTACCCTCACTTACAAGAGCAGCAGCCGCAGCATTGGTTGCAACAGTACCTTGACTAGTTGCATCTGTTGTAGCATCACCTGGTCCGCCTGGTCCTCTATAAATTGCCATAATTATTCCTTAGTTAAAGAGTTTACTTAAAATACTTTCTTTTTTCTCTTTAGTAGCTTTTGGCTTTTCTGTTACTTCAGCTTTAGAGGCTTTAACAGTTTCCTTAACAACTTCCCATCCTTGACTGCTTTCGTATGCTTTTACATCTTGAGTATTATGCACATGAATAACTTCACCTGTTGCTTTTTCTTTAAATTGCATTTATATTCTCCTTGATTATCTTTATGTTCACTCAGAGAATAAACATAAAAATAGCCCCTCTTGCGAAGGGCTAAGTTGCATTAAGCAGGAACTGCTAAAGCGAAGCAAGCGTTATCACGAAGCTCAGAAACACCATAGAGAGTATCTGCAGTGTAAAGTGTACCTAAGTACTCTTGTTTATATTGAGTTTGTGAACGAACACCTTGTTGTTCAACTAGAACAGCTGCATCTTTATGACCTAAGAGACAGATTCTAGCACCACCAGTTGCTGTATCAGCGTTAGAAGAAACAAACACTGGAATACCATAAAGGTTACCAATTTCACCATTACGGATTGTGTTGTTGCCACCAGCTTCACCAACGAATGCTTGTTCTGTGTAACGAGCAAGACCCATTAAAGTGTTGCGTGCTGAAGGAGGAATCATAAAGAAACGACCATCCATAGGAACATCATTGTCATCTAATCTTTGGATAGTTCTACGGATAGCAGCGTCTGTTAAAGCAGCTGCATTTGAAGAACCTGAAGTATATGCTGTTGTACCATCAGAGCCAATATAAGCACCTGTGTAAGTAGCAGCTGTACCACCATTGAATGTACGACCTAATTGAACTAAAGATGTATCAACTTGTTTAGCTAAAGCATAACCAGCATCATCTGTATAGAATCTGCGTAGTGATGAAAGAGCTTGTGCTTCGACAATATCTTCGATCAAGCGTGAATACTCATAATGTTTATCAATAGTTACTGTTACATCTGTTTCAGTAGCTGCGATTAACGATACTTGTGTATTTGCTGATTTTAATGAAGCTGTACCACGAGTTGGTGAAGGAATATGAACAGTGTCACCCTTTTTACCAACGAATGACATTTTTTTAAAGAGATTAGCCGCTACAAGATTTTTCTTATAGGCAGCTACAATCTCGTCACTCCATACATCAGGAATGAAGGTTGCTGCTGTTGTTACTGTTACTTGATTTGAGCCTAAAGCCATGATAAATCCTTTTCTTTAATGTTAAATTACACGACCCTCTCGATAGGCTGCCATAATTTCATTAGACATGGCATCATATCTATCAGGATCAGTTTGCATGAGTTTAATAATATCGCTTCGACGATATTTCTTCTTTGCAACAGATTCAGTCGATCCTTGGCTACCAATATCTGCAGCTTTTAATTGCTGATCTCGGTCAACCTTAGATGTTTCTGCTACTTTTTTAGTAATAGACTGTTTTTCATTCCAATTAGAGAGAAGTTCTTTAGCAGATTCATAGTCAAACTGTGTTTCTGCTCTAGCAAATAGCTCTGTTCGGACTCTTGATCCTTTAATCCACTCTGCAAAGTCAGGAGATTGTACAATTTCACCTACATTAGGAAACTCACTCTTTAATTGAGATAGTGTTTGCTCTCTTTTCATGAGCATAGCATTCTCTTGAGCTTGTTTAATTGCAGGATGATTGTCAATTGCCCTATTTACAGCAGATTTAGGTTCAATAAAGAAATCATCATCAGTTTCTGTTGCGTCTTGTGTCTTGGATTCTTTAGCTGTTTGAGTCTTAATAAAATCGTCCACTACTTTTCGTAGTTCACCAACTTCACTGCCTTGACGACCAATGAGCTTTTCAGCTTCTTGGTGCATACCAACAATATCTTTTAGTGATTTACCACGATACTTTTCAGGGACATCTTCAACTGGTTTAGTTTCTACTTCCTCTTCAACTTTAGGTTCTTCGAGTTTTAAATCGAGAGCCTTGTCTTCGAGACTAGAAGCCTCCAAATCATTTACTAACACTTCATCTATTAATCCTGCCATATTATTTCTCCTGTGCGATTAGCATTGTAGGAAAGAATCTAAGCGGCATTCTGCTTAAGTTCTTTAGCAAGTTGTTGTTTGTGCTTTTTCTCCCAAGAACTCGCTGCACCTGGAAAGCTTCCTGTATGACCCTCTAATTTAACTCTAGGTGTGCTAATAAGTTTATCAGCATTAGAATTACATTTAGGGCATGGTAGAACTTGTGTGTATTCCGTTAGTTCTTCAAAGTGATTATCACAAGTGGAACAATGGAACTCAAACAACTTCTTCATTTTTTAACTCCTCGTAGGATTGTTCTGACACTGACTTGAGTGACAAGATCCATTGAAGTATATCTAATTGACCTTTTCGTTTATGAAAGTCCTCAAACGAATCAGCTGTATTTATTCTATTATAGACATCAAAGAGCTCTTGAGCATCTTCTATAAAGTCTTGCCACCCTGGAGTGGACATAGTGTTAAATCTATTTTCGTAGTATTCTTGTAATTCTTTGTCCATCTATTGCCTTTTTATTAAAAATAGGTTATAATAGTAGTTTATATAACAATTATAGCATAGAAATGTTACTTTGTCAAGTTATTCTTATTAGGTTCCATTTGTTGCTTGACAATCTCTAAGTTTTGATCCATATCAGCTTCTTTAAGCATTAATTCAGCTATTTTCACTCTTCTATCAAACTCTGCAGCTATCTTATCATCTTGATTAGGTAGGTTAGTAGAGATAGCAGTCATAAGTTTAGCTTGAGTTTCTTGTGGTTTAGTTTGTATATCAACCACATTTTTAGCTGCCACAGTCTTATTAACTTGAACTTCTGACATAGTTTTCTCAACTTTAGCTTGTGCATCCTGCATTTGAAGTTGAATTGCCATTTGTTGCATTTGTTGTTGTTGTGGGTTAGGTTGAGAAGCCTGAGCAATTTGCTGTAGTAAACCATTCTTATTAGGAAGGCTTGAGTTAGCAATAACACCTTGGATAAGGATTGGTGTAATAGGATTATCTGAACCTAATGTTTTAAGTAAGTTGATAATTTGTAATTGTTCTACTTCACGAGCTAACATACCAAGTGTTGATGATGGGATAAATTTCCAATCTTTAACTGGGAATGACTCAGGATCAAACTGCATAAATCTCCAAGCTGCCTTTTCAATAAATGGAATAAGGAATTGATCTTGGAAGTTTACAAGTGTGCGTTTGTTTTTCTTTAGGATACTAGAAAGAGTTACAGAGAGTTCACCACCAGAAGGTTGTGATTGCATAGCTGCTGAATCAAGTGTACCTGTAGCTTGTAATAGCATAGTTTCAAATGCTTGAGCAGTCTGAATGTTTCCACCATCTGTTTGACCAAACTTAAATGGCATTAAGATTTCAGAAGGATTACCATTAGTAAGAACACTCTTACCTGGTTTAATCTCAAACTTAGATCCACGAGGTAAACGAGTAGCATCCATACCCATCATAGGTACAGTTGTAAGTGCTAATGAATCTAAGTGGCTACGAAGTTGTGCATCAATAGCTTTCTGCATGTTGTAACCTTTTTCAGCTACACCACGACCCCAAAATCTATTTGGCACTGTATCATCTTGATAAGCAATAACAGGACGATCCTTCATCATGTAAGGACTGCGTTCAGCTTTAAGAAGTTTATTATCATTACCGATAACAACAATAGCTTCCACTAAATCGCCATACTCTTCCATTAAGTCTGACTTTTCACTGTCTTCTTTAAAGAGGTCAGTTACTTCTTCATCTTGTGCATCTAATAAAGCAACTGGCACTAAACCATAGTAGCGTAGCACTTTAACCTTATCATCATTAGATTCTTGATCTAACCATGAAGGCTCTAAATCTTTATCAGGAGTTGCATCATCCTCAATGTCAGTGTCTTTATAAACACCAGCTTTAACACCTTCAGCAATTTTATGTGCTGATACAAACTCTTCAATAGCAACACCAAGAGCATCATCAATAGATGTAGCAGTTGGATCAATTAAGAAGTTCTGTGGTGAGATAGGTTTGAGCATCACTGTGATTCTGTCTCGTTCTTCAACACCAACAGCCACTGCATCTACTTCAGGCATTTGTCTAGTTGCTGGTACAAGTTCTTTAACTTTCTTAAGAACTACTTCACCAATACCAGTACCATAGATAGAAGCTAATAGACAAACATCACCTACTGACTTACGAATCTTATTCTTCTTAAAGTTTTCTTTCATGTAAGCTTTAAGGTATTCTACATCACGAGGATCTTTATCCATCATGTCATCATCAATATCAAATAGATGATCGCCTTGACCAAATACTGCTTCTTCAATATCAGCTGTGTGATTCTCAATAGCTTGTTGTAAAGCTGGAGATGTTATACGACTTCTTTCAGAATCTCTTAGACGATCCTCAGAAGCCCATTGACCTCTCCAAAGTCTTTCGTATTCTTTCCAATCTTCAAGATAATTAGTGTCTCGGTGGTTTCTCCACTCTTCAATATACTCCATTACCCAATCAACTAATTTATTCGCCATTGTCTTGTTCCTTTTTATCTTCTGTTAAAACATCTTTATACTGGGGAAGTTGCATCTTTTCATCATCAATTGGTCCACCCATAAGTTGATGGTCACAAGTTCTAACAGGAGAACAAGTAATATCTAAGAGTGTGCAATATGCTTGTGGAGTTGATTCAATGTCTTTCCACTTTGGTGTTAGTGGTAGTCCTGAAGCTTTTAAATCTTTAGCAGGGAGGGCAGTAATACAATCTTTAATGACAGTAGCATTAACATAGAACCGACAGTTACTACAGAGTCTTCCTCTAGCATCACCAATAGGTACATTCCATTTAGTTGCTTTATCTTGCCAAAACTCATCATTAGGAATTGTAGGATTACCTGGTCCAAGACCATCATACTCAATTGCTTTTAAGTGATGTTTAATATTTAAAGAATTACTGTGAAGTGGTAAAGGACACATATCTAATTCTGTATAAGCATTTGCCATTTTAATATCCTGAAATTTTATCTATTGCTTCAAACTCTTCGTCTTCATAATCCTGGAAATACTCTACTACTTGAATCTGATCTATGTATGCTAAAGCATCCACCAAGTCATCATGAAGCAGATGATTAGGAAAATTAACAAGCTGATCGATAAACTCATTGTTCCAATCTCCCATGTTAAGTGTAACTTTTCCATGTTCAAATCTTCCCTGTAAAGCCCATACGATACGATCTGTTTTCTTTTGGTTTCCATGAGTCACATCATCTATTCTAAAATAGTGGTTATGTCTTCTCATTAAATCCATAAGGTAAGGTAGTGCAGCATTCTTTAAGCTACCCTTCTCAATACCTACAGCAACTGGTTCATACTCAACAACTGCACTCATAATCTGAGAGCAAGTTTCTTTGATGTCCCATCTACCATGTTTTATATTAGCAACCCACCAGCCTTCATCATGTACTTTAACAATGGCTATAGCTGTTTCATCCAGTTTACTATTCTTATTGCCCGACTCTTTATCGACATTAATAAAACCAGCCAAGTCCACTGTAATAAAATAACGCCCATCACTAGGTTCTTCTTCATCAACCTTTATCCAATCTTCTTTAAAAATATCTCTGCTGGCAGCTTCAAATGATGCTAGAAACTCTTGCCTAAAAGCAAAGCTGGACATAGATTGTTTAGCAGCTTCAATTTCTTTTGCAGGAATTAAGGGGTTATCATAAGATGAGTAATGGAATCCTTTCCACTCTACATCTTTACCACTCTCTGCGTATTTATATAATTCATAAAAGTGATTACGACCCTTTGGAGTTCCTATAAACATAGCTCCACCTTGCACATCAGCAAGTGCTGGTCTTAAGATTTGTTCCCAAACATTTGGTTTAATGTCTGCGTACTCATCAATCACTACAAATGCTAGACCGACTCCACGAAGTGTATCAGGTCTATCTGCACCTTTTAAGAAAATCTTTCTTCCATTTACCAGTGTAAGGATAGAAGTGTTTTCATGTGCAGCTGCAATTACTTCATGTCCTAGTTCCTTTAGCAACCCCCAAAGAATATCTTTAGCTTGTTGGTAGGTTGGAGCTACATAGAACACATCTTTACTTTTACTCTTTAAGGCTTCAATGAGAAGCATCCATGCAGCCAAGCGACTCTTACCAAAGCGTCTTCCTGCTGCTACTACTTTAAATCTTGTTTTGTCATTAAAGACTTCTAGCTGCTTTTCATGCAGCTTTACTTGTAAGTTAGCCAATTAGAATTGTCGTATATACTTTAGCATAAAGTCTTTTTGTTCAGGAGACATTTGGTTAAACTCTGCTTGTAATGTATTTGGACCTGAAGAATAGGAAGCATCAATACCAGTTGCTTTAAAATCCCCCATCTTAGCTTGAGGAACATAATAACCTTGACCAGAAACTCCAACATTAAGATTGGCATTTTCCATTGGTATGTTTAAACCAACTCGACCTCCACCACCCATACCTAATGATCCACCTCCACCGCCTAAAGATAAATCTAGTTTAGGTTTAGGAATGATAGCGTAAGGGGTAAACTTATCTTCTATGCTTAGGTTTTCGTTATTGTCCATCTTCTTCTTTTATTTCCTCGTAGTCAGCTTCTTGTACTTCATCTTCACTAGAATGTATCACTGTCTCACCCACACCCATAATCTGAATGCTAATATGATTGCTCTTACCTTTTACTTTTTCTAAATAGTCAGCTGGTAGTATTCTATCCATCACTATTTTAAGACAAGCCATCTGATCGTCATCTGTATCGTCAAGAGCTTTAAAGAGTACCTTCTCTACAATATACTTACTTTCTCGACCTAGCATCTCTGCTAAGATCTCTTGTGCCCTTGCTTTCTTTGAAACTGGGAGAATGGCATCACTCTTCCGTTTCTTAATGATTTTGTTCTTTTTGTATTCTATGGGTTCTAAACCCTGCTCCATCCGTTCTTTATTCAAACGAACTAAGGCTGGTCT